ACACAACCCACACAACACATTACACACCACGCACACACACACCACACATACCATACATCATGTCACACATACATACCACACACAACCCACACATCAATGAGGGCCGCTTCGCTATCGTCCAACCGGAACAAGTGTCCATCGGTTCAGGAACCTTCATCGACAACGTCCAGGTGAACATCACCGGAGCATTCGTTGACGACTATGGGGGGGGACCTACTACAACCCATAAGGTGCTGATTAACGGAAGTCAGACGGGAGATTCAGGACGTACCAATAGGCAGACTGTCTTTGATCTCTCTGCGGCATCAATCATCACCCAAAATGCAAGTCAGACCATTGATGAGGTCGGAGGAATGTTCATCGTCGCTCCGTCCATCACTCCAGGCACGGACACGATCACAAAAGCGTACACCCTGAAAGTCTTCGGCAATCCCACGTTGTCAGGGACCGAAAACTATGGGTTGCTTGTGGACAGCGGTTCAGCAGCGACCAATCTGACCGCCCTTACACGGATCGGAAAATCCTTTAATCAGGGTATTAAGTTACTGGTCGGTGGTGGTGTTGGGGGTGAGAATATAGAGGGTACTGCCCAGATGCGCCTCACTAATTTTTACACACCCGATGGATTGCAGACTGAGGCTATGTTGCTGCACGTTCATTCAACATTGCAAGCCACGGATGGGACCACGGACCATATTACGGGGGCCTTTTTCGAGGGCACACTCAGAACCCAGGTAGAGGCCGACGAGAATGTTGCCAATATCTCCCAGGTCCGAATTGATGAACCCAATATTCAAGACAACCTGACGGGGACGGGGGAGATCACCAACGCCCAATCCCTGCTGATCACGGGCGCACCCACGGAAGGGGAAAGCAATTATGCTCTCCGCATCCTTGGGGGGGACCTTCAAGTTGCCGCTTCGTCGGCATTCCTTTTCCGAAACGACGGTGACGATGACGATCTGACCGCTCTCTCATTGGGCGGTACTGATTTCTTGGAAATTGGGGGACCCGGGTCGGCAGATGTTGTCAGAATCAATCTCTACGCGAGCCAGTTTGTACGAGTGGTTAGTGAAGCTCTGGTGATAAGAGCAACCCCGGCCGATCACGGCGCAGAAACTCAAATGCAGACCACATTTGCTGATGTGGCAACAACGTCTGGATCTTCCGTGACGGCTGTGGGTCTTATCCCGGCTGGAAGTTTCGTAATCGGAGTCACAGTTCGGACGCTTACGGCTATCGGCGGTCCAGCCTCATTTGACGTGGGTGACGGAATTGATGTGGACCGTTGGGGTGCTTCTATTGGATCTGGATCCGGGACGATTACCGATATTTCAGATTACACCACCGGGGCCGTGACAACCTTCCCGGCTGCAAACGATGTGGTGATCACGTCAACCGGGGTGGATTTCACAAGCGGTTCGATTCGAATCACTGTTCACTACACGCAGCTCCTGACCTCTGTAGCAGCTTAAAGAATATGACTGATTTTAAAATCTCAGACGACTTGGTTCTTCTTGGGGCATCGACCTTCGGTGCTGCCAAGGACGCCCAAATACATAGAGGAGATGGCGCTGACATAATCGAGCAGCGGCGCGGACTCAACTCCCAGAAATGGAACATTTACGACAGGTTCGTCAGCTTCTCAGACTATGACCGCCTGGGCATTTACATTGGCGGTGGACCCCCAGTTATCGCCGCCATCATTAGACCTGAATCTACTGACGGAACCCAAGCGATCACTCTCCTTGTCGAGAGCTTGTCGAATGCATCCGGTGACGGGGCTCTGACTTTGAGGGGTGGTACCAGTGGGGCGACACTACTCTTAAACACGGCAGCCAACGCTGCCGCAGGGCAATTCACAGGAGGGGGAACCTTCACCTTCGGTGAGGATCTCCGCGTCACTGGGCTGATTGCTAGTGTTGGAGTAGGGGAAGGCACGGCTGGTATAGGGATTGAGGTCGACATTGCTGGTCAAGGTGCGGCGGCTTTTGAGGATTCCCACTCTATTAACCTGATTGGAGCAGGGCAGCTTGCAAACAGGGCTGAGTGGAAGCAGTTTGTCGATGTAACAAACATTGGCGCCAATTCAATTTGGACCCTCCAACAGCAAATCAATGGTGGTGGTTTTTCCAACAGAATGACCATTGATGACAGCTCAGATGTGGTTGTAACGGCGTCAGCTCTAACCCTGACGGGGACCGCCGCGAGCTTCGCTACACTCATGCCCAAGGCTTCTACTCCAATTACAGGGCTTCTCCTTGACTCTGAGGATCTTACCAGCGCGGGACAGCGAGATTCAGATGCCATTATATTGACAGGAAACGCCCACGATGGAGCAACCGCCCGTTCTACCCGCTGGAAGACGTTCGTTGACGTAACAAACAATTCAAGTGCCTCCACGCTCAGGCTGCAACACAGTGCTGCCGGAGGCGCTTTCGCTGACTTCTTGCTCATAGACACCACTGGCGAGCTGACTCTTGCCCCTGGGAGCGGAAGGTTTTCTTTTGGCTCGGCCCAGAGCGTTAGTCTTCTGAATGACGATGGTGAAGTTGGGGAACTGGGTCAACGAAGCGGGACTCAGGCCCAGGTCTTTAATATCTACAACACTTTCAGTTCCAGCTCGATCAACGAGCTTGCAGAGATCGGGTGGATTCCTGTCTCAAATACTTTTGTCATAGGGACCAAGAAGGGTGCTAGCGGTGGCACGGCACGGCCTATTTCGATCAGAACAGATGAGATCGAAGCGATAGGCATTGACATATCCCAAAACGTCACTCTCGCAGCCAATTTAGCTGTCTCAGGTGCAGGACCGCATGCGATTGCTGGTACACCTTCCGGGATTATCGGCCTTATCATTTCCGAAACATTCACCTCTGATGGCTCTGGCACACTTGCCTCTGGAGTGTTCATTACCCAAACCCTGATAGGAGCGTCAGGGGATACTACGTCTTTAACTGGAACTACCTTTATCTCAGCCATTACCACACAAACGGAAACCGAGGACATTACCAACATTTCCCAGGTCGAGATAAATGAGCCCTTCATCAGCGATAATTTGACGGGAAATATCACGAACGCGCAGACCCTTTTGATCGTCAATGCACCGACAGAAGGAGTTGCCAATTATGCTCTCCGCGTTGCGAGTGGAGATGTTCTGTTTGCGGATCTTCAATTTTCCGTTGGGGAAGGCTCAATAGGCGATATTTTCCAAGTTGAGTTTGGTGGGAATTTCGCCTCAGGAGGATCACTCACCTTCGCAACCAACTTCAGGCTTTCGGCGGGATTGGTGGGGGCTGCGGGTGATACAGGCTCTCTAACAAATGTTCGCTTTGAAGGCGGCGTAACCACCCAAACAGCCACCGAAAGCATTGGGGAAATAACGCAGCTTCGCGTCGCTGCGCCGACCATTACCGACAACCTGACGGGCGGTGGTCTGATTACAACAGCCCAAGCCCTGTTAATTCCGAACGCGCCAACCGCAGGGGTCAACAACTATGCGCTTCGTGTGATTACTGGAGCGACCCTTCTGGGTGGAGAGCTGGAACACACTGGTTCGACACTTGGATTCTTCGGTACGAGTCCTACGACTCAACCAGCGTCCTACACTCGAAACGCGACTATCGTAGAGGATCGAACGCTCCTGGCGTCTGCCTCGGCTACGGCCCTCAACAACAACAACGTGCTGGCGGCTCTGATCGCTGACCTTCAATCCCTGGGAGTAATCGGGTAGAGGAGAAACAATGGGACGTTTTACTTTCACTTTAGACGATGAACAACAGGCTATTGCCGAAGAAATGGCCTCCAATGCGAATGTTTCGGTTAAAGACTGTCTATCGCGTTTGCTGACTTCAAGGATCGCTCATTACGCCACGAGCGTGGCCGAACGGAAGTGGGCAGAAGCCACTCCGGAGCAGAAGCAAGCCGCAATAACCGCACTTTCAAAAGGAGGAAAGAAAAGTGGGAACAAAAAGCAAGCAAAGGCAAAGAAAGCAAACTAGGTGGGATCTGGGGTCCTCTCAACGCCAGATGGTTGTGGGGATCGTGAGCCAGCAGAACAAAGAGATCAACGATGTGGTCAACACGCTCAAGAGACACCACGGCCGCGAATTGACACAAACCGTCAACACTCTCAGAGATGAGTTGGGGATTCCCAAAGGGACGAAGTTGGGCCTGGATATGCAGAACCCCGAGAAGATGTTCGTCCGGGTGATCACTGAGGAAGAACTGAAAAAAGCTATGGGACAGCAACCGCAAACCAACGGAGACAAACCGCCTAGTGCCGACTGAAGAACGTAACGCTCCAATAGATCTGGAGAACCTGGGACTCACACTGTCTCGCCCTGGAGATGTGATCGAAGAGGGTCACTACGTCCGTCTGGACAACATGACCTCCAGGCGCACAGGCTTCATTGAGACTCGTGCGGGGAGCGTCAAAGAGAACGTCACGGCAATCCCCGCAGCTCCCGATGTGGTTCATTCCCTGGCCCGTCAGATCGTGTCAGGCGTGGGGATCAACTACCAGGCCGCCGGCACGGAGATCTTCCGCGACTTCGTTTCTATTTCAACGGGCCACTCGGGGAGTCCTGTCGTCTTCGAGGACTACAAGATCAACAACTCGCCCATCCCTCACATGATCGCTTTCGAGCCAACGAAGCGGATCAAGGACAATGGGGCCGATACTTCACGCTTTGGGATTGCTGGAGGGCCAGTGGCTACGGCCGTAGAGGGAACACAGCAATTCAAGACCATCGACACTTTTGAGTCTGCTGCATCCTACGCAGCTGTCGACGCGGTCCTGTCCGACGATGGAACTGATCCCCGCGAGGGGTCATTCTCCATGAAGATTGAGGTCGACAGGCTGGTGCGTGGTACGGCGAGCAAAAGCATCGTGATCGACCTGGATGAGTTCTCGACTCCAGGGGACAGTGACGACGAGGATTTCATTCACTTCTTCCTCAAGATCGACATTCCAAAGAACCTGAAGGAAATCAGGTTGCTCTTTGATGTGGATCCCACCACCAATGACTTTACGCAAAACTACTTCACAAAATCAGTCGCACCCAATGATTTCACCCGCGTCTTTGATTTTGATGCAACCTCGAAGGAAGGTCGGGATGGAGGGCTGCGGGAATTTGCCTTGGATGAGTCCTTTTTGACCACGGATGAAGACATTCAAAGTGGCGAGAGCCTGGAGTCTTTCAATTTTCTCTCAGCGGTTGGTGGTGAGAATCAGTGGACCGAGGTCTTTATCAAGAAAAGAGACTTCCAGCGGGTCGGTAGTGAGAGCACCACTTTCGCGGACGTTAAAGCCTTCAGGATCGTTGTAGAAGCGACTGAGTGCGGGGATGTTGTCGTCAACATTGACGATGGCAAGATGGTTGGCGGTACTGCCTTCAGGCTCCTGGGAGACTACGACTGGCGATTCGTTTACCGAAACAGCGTGACGGGAACGATCAGCCCGCTCTCTACCACAGCTGGATCTCAAACCACAGTGACAAGAAATCGTGCAGAGGTCCTGATCACCTTTTCAACTGACGCCCAGGTGGACTTCGTAGATATCTACCGTATAGGTGGTACGTTGACGACGCAGTATCTCTTCGTCGATTCGATTGCCAACGGAGTGGGAACGACAACTTTCTTCGATGGCCTGGGAGACCTGTCTCTTGGCGAGTCAATTGATACGGATCAGGTCGACGTTCCCTCTACGTCAGGTGTTATTGCTATCCATCAAAATAGGTCCTGGCTGGACGACAGTGCCAATCCGGATAGGCTCGTCTTCTCCCGGCGCATCAGGGTAGAGGAGTTCGTTTCCAGTGGCTTTATCGTGGCCTCACAGGGCGGTGATCGGGTCCGGAGGCCCTTTGCCTACAACGATCAGCTCTACTGCTTCACCGATCAGACCATTTACCGGATAGTGGGTAGCGATCCGAGCACTTTTCAACCCCTTCAGACGGGAGCGCAGCGAGGGCTGTTCTCGAGGTTTGCCCTGATCCTGGGAGCGGGTGTGATCTTCTTCCGGGCCTACGATGGGATCTATGCGTTCACAGGCAGCGGAAGGGCTGAAAAGCTCACCGAAAAGATCGACACGCTCTTTGAAGGGTTCTCTGTTGAAGGATTCGACCCGATTGATGATTCAGAGGCCGAGAGTGAACGGCTTGGATTCTTCGACAACAAGCTCTACTTCGCCTACACCGACACCTCAGCGGTACGCAGAGAGATTGTTTACGACTTCGTGACTCAAAGGTGGGAGCCTTCAGATAGGCCTGCCACTTCCTATCTGCTTCTCGACGACCTGGGCGAGTTCCAGTCCGGTGACAGCTCTGGTTTCGTGTTTGAAAGAGAGACCGGCAACACGGATGACGGAGCGGATATCGTCTTCGACCTCCGCATGAAGTTTTACGACTTCGGGGCCAAACAGGAGGAGAAGAACTTTACCGAGATCATTGTGGATGCGGATACGGCCGGGGCTGACGTGACTGTGACTGCCCACTTCGACAACGGGGATACCAGTGTGGTCCTGGGAACCCTGAATACAGCGAGCAGGGATCAGATCCACTTCCCGGTCAATGGTGGAATAGGTACGTTTGCCCGGAACTGCTCAATCGCGCTGACGGGCGACAACGGCGCAGGCCGCATGAAGTTCTACAAGGTGATCTACAACTTCTGGGTTGAGCCTAGAGAGCAGCTCAAGACCGCTACCGATTGGGATGATTACGGATCACCCAAGCGGAAGTTCTTGCGAGAGCTCATCCTGGAGATCGACACCCAAGGAGTGACCGCTGACGTAAATGTGTTCCTGGATGGAAGCTCAACCCAGGTTGACTCTCCCTCAAAGACATTCGCAGCTGTCTCGACCACAGGTCGGGAAAGGCTGATCCTGTCGCTACCCTTCGATACGGACTGCAAGATCGCCCGAATCCTGGTGGAATCGACTTCAGCAACCGTTCCGGTGAAGGTCTACGCTCACAGCTTCGACTGGCTCGACAACTCCCTGGAATCGACCACGAGGATGCAGACCCCTTGGGAAGAGGTCGGTACACCTACAGAGAAGTTCTTTACCAAACTCATGCTGGAGATCGACACGAATAGTGCCGACGTGACGGTTACTCCTGAAATCGACGGGGTAGACCTGACGCCTTTCACCGTGAACACAACCAGCCAGCAGAAGGTTTACCTTTCCTTCCCGAAGGACACCAAGGGAACACTGATTCGTCTGAAGTTGGCTACGGCTGCCGCTACGGAGTTCATTTACTACAAGCACGACTTCGAGACATTGGTTGAACCCAGGCCCATTACAGGTAGTGGAACTGGGGGGGGTCAAACAGAATGGAGTTCAGAGAGCTGGCCGGGAGACAAGCGTCTTCGTCAGCTTATGTTGGATATCGACACCTTTGGTAACGCCGTGACGGTAAATGTGGAGATTGATGGTGTTATCGACCAGACGCGTGTCGTCAACACAACGGGCCGACAGATTGAAATCATTTCCCTAGACGCTGATACGATTGGGAAACTGACTCGTCTGACATTCATAGGTGGGCCTTACGCCTATTATTCTCACCACTTCGAATTTCTCCGGGATCCGCTCGACGTTACCCGTTGGGATACCTACGAGCTGGACTTTGGTTACGCCCGGTTCAAGTTCATTAGACGTTTGTGGATTGCCTCAGAAGGAGCGTCGATCATCACTCTGAAGATCTATGTGGATGAACCCGGACTCGCAACTCCTGATCATGAGTTGACCTTCCTCACTGACCCGGCGTCAGGATGGGAAAGAGAAGGCCCAATACGTTTACCCGCTGGCCTGAAGGGTCAGCTGTTCCGCTTCATCTTTACCTCACCGAGTCCATTCAAGATCTGGTT